CTAACCACATGTATTTCTTAAACACAGACTACATTTTCTTCCGCCCACACAAAGACAGAAACTTTGTGCCAATCGGTGGTGAACGTCAATCTGTAAACCAAGACGCTATTGTTAAATTAATCGGTTGGGCAGGTAATCTTACTAGCTCAGGCGCACAATTTAACGGTGTCCTCACAGCTTAATTAAAGGGAGAATATAACATGGCTTTTTCAGTAACCCCTTTAGTGGGAATCGATCTAACAAACGTAGTAACAGCAGCGTCAATCACTGCTGGACAACAAGTTGCTAACCAATTATTAGGTGTGCAAGTTTGGGGTTCAGATGGTTTACGTTATGTATTTGGTAAAGCTAATGCTTCAATCACAGCTTCAACAACTGCATGTACTGTAAATGCAACAACATTCCTTGTAACAGCTTCAGGTGGTGCTTATACATCTCCAGCTTACGACATGGTAACAGGTGACTTTGGCTGGTTCAGCAAAGCTTCTGTATAGTATTAAGTACTCCCCTAGCAATAGGGGGGTTTCTCAAGTNTATTCATGGTGAGTANGCTTGACAAACCAAACTACTTTGGAGAATTAAATGTCAGAANCAGGNGCATTAGCAGTAAGATTTTATAGTAAAGAATTACAAAACGATTTTCTAACTAATAAAGAAGGCAGACCAATTAGCTACATGGCCGACTTTGTTAGAATTGAAATACCAGGAAATCAACTAAGTATTATTGATACTTTTGTGAATAATTCACATAAATCACAGTTTCCTACACAATGGTCTATGTATTTAAACGAAAAAGCGGATGGCAACCACAATCCTGATAATGTGCAAGGCACAATATTAAGAGATTGGCCTATCCTTAACGCAGCACAAGCTACAGAATTAAAACACTTTAAGTTCTACACTGTAGAACAAGTGGCAGCAGCTTCAGATCAACAACTTATGGCAATCGGTATGACAGCAGGTATGTCACCATTAGCTCTAAGAGATAAAGCTAAAGCGTTTTTAGAAAACGCAAAAGATTCATCATTTGTACAAAGACAGGCAGACGAACTTAAATTAAGAGAGCAAGAAATTGCTGATCTTAAAGATCAGATGACTAGATTAGCAAAAATGGTAGAAGAAAAAGCTAAATCAGAAGATAAAACTGAGGTTAAAGCCGATACGAAAGAACCTAAAAAGGACTAATAAATGGCATCAACTCTATTGCAACTCGTTCAACAAGCTACAGGTGAAATGGGTTTAACTCAGCCTACGCAAGTTGTAGGTAATACATCTGCAGATGTTGTTCAAATTTATTCTCTTATAAACTCAGTAGGCTATGAGATTCAAAGAGATCATAATTGGGAAGCATTAGACAAAGAATACCGTTTTTACACAGTCTATACAACACTTACTTGTACCCTTGTGGCCAACTCTACGGTAGTTAATACTGTAGAACCAACCACAGGGTTAAGTAACCTATATATAGTAACAGGCACAGGTATCAATCAAGATACTTATGTTAATACAGTAACAGGCACTAATTCACTTACATTATCACAAGCAGCAACTACAAGCGGTGTATATACATTATATTTTTCACAAGCTAAATATCCATTACCTAGCGATTGGGATAGACAAGTAGATCGTACACATTACGACAAGTCTAAACGCTGGGAAATGTTAGGCCCTACAAGTGCGCAACAATGGCAGTTCTTAAAGTCTAGCTATATTTCAACAGGCCCTAGAATCCGTTACAGAATTTTAGGTGGGTACTTCCAAATATGGCCTGCAATGAATACAAGTGAATATTTAGGTTTTGAATATATGAGTAACGCTTGGGCTACAACATCAGCAGGCGTACCAGAAACATCTTTCCAAAATGATTCAGATACTTGTATATTCCCTGATCGTTTAATGGTTACAGCACTTAAAAAGAAATACTTTGAGATTAAAGGTTTTGATGCAACAGCATTTACAAGAGATTACTTACAACAATTAAGCTTTGCTAAGGCTAACGATTCTGGATCAGCTACATTAAGCTTTGCTCCAGTACCAGGATCAGTCTTAATTGGCTTTGAGAATATTCCTGACGCTAACTACGGACAATAAATAATATGTTTCCAGTAAAACGAAAATCATCAGGAAGCGTATCATTACCAGCACCAGTAGGTGGATGGAACGCCAGAGATAGCCTTAGTGACATGCCTGCAACAGATGCAGTCTATCTTACTAATTGGTTTCCTGCTACTACAGAGCTTGTCCTAAGAAACGGATATAGCAAATGGGCTACAGGATTACCAGCTCAAGTAGATACCCTTATGAATTATCAAAGTGGATCATCTGGTAAACTTTTAGCTATATCTAATGGTGCGGTTTATAACGTAACCAATGGTGGTGCAGTAGGTGCTGCATTATTATCAGGATTATCTAATTCACGTTGGCAATATTGTAATATTACAACTGCTGGCGGATCATATTTATACATGGCTAATGGTACAAATACGCCTTATGTATATGATGGCACAACATGGACATCTGTTACAGGTGCATCCACACCAGCTATTACAGGTGTAACTACTACTACTTTAAACAATCCAATTGTATTTAAAAATAGAGTATTTTTTACACAAACTAGCACATTAAAAGTATGGTATTTACCTACATTATCATTAGGTGGACTTGCTAAATCTTTAGATTTAAGTTCTTTTGCTTACAAAGGTGGAAATATTGTACAGCATGCAACATGGACAATAGATGCTGGTTATGGCGTAGATGATTACTATGCTATTTACACATCTAAAGGCCAAGTAGTCGTATATAAAGGTTCAGATCCAGATAATGATTTTGCATTAGCAGGCGTATGGGATCTAGGAACGCCAGTAGGCACTCGTTGTATGTATAAATATGGTGGTGACTTACTATTATTAGGTAAAGATGGCCTTACACCATTAGCTTCAGAGCTACAATCATCAAGACTTGATCCTAGAGTAGCTATTACAGACAAAATACAATGGGCTGTATCAGAAGCTATATCTAGTTATGGATCTAATTTTGGATGGCAAATATTGTTTTATCCAGAAGAAAATCAATTGTGGCTAAATGTACCTAATCCTACACAAATTACACAGTATGCTATGAATACTATCACTACAAACTGGTGTAATTACACAGGATGGGATGCTACATGTTGGGAATTATATAACGATCAACCTTATTTTGGTGGAAATGGTTATGTAGGTCGTGCATGGTACACAAACTCTGATAATGGGAGTAATATTACTGCAAACGCATTACAAGCATTTTCATCATTTAATAGTCCAGGTGAATTAAAACGTTTTACAATGGCTAAACCCATTTTTAGAACGTCTGGAAGCCCTGCAATTTATGCAAATATTAATGTTGATTTTAACTTAAATACACCTACTACAATACTTAACTTTACACCTACAGCATCTGGAACATGGGATAGTGCTTTATGGGATGCAGGAGTATGGGGTGGTGGATTAAATGTATTACAACAATGGCAAGGTGTTAATGGCGTTGGCTATTACGGTGCGCCTATTGTAAGCACAGCATCACAAGGTATAGATGTAAGATGGGTTTCAACAGATATAGTTCTTGAAAAAGGTGCAGTACTATAATAATTCAAGGTCAAGAAGTAGGAGAATGGGTTTGCCAGAAAGCTGGCGGATCATGGACTCCTATTTGCCAAGCTATAGGTCAAGTTTACAAAGGTGAATTAATAGCAGGTCTTATGTATGATGGTTATACAGGTTCAAGTATAGCAAGTCATTCAAGATGTGATGATCCACGTCATGTTTCTAGGGAATTTTATTTTGCAATATTTAATTACCCTTTCAATGTATTAAAAGTAAAACAGTTAAAAGGGTTAGTCTCTACAGCTAACTTAAAAGCTCAAAAAGTAAATGTTCACTTAGGATTTAGGCAAGAAGCATTGCTTAAAGACTATTTTCAAGATGGGGATGGTATTGTTTATACAATGTCACCAAAAGAATGTCGTTGGTTAAAACTTAAAGATAGATATATAAAGGAAAACGTATGAAATTGTTTGATTTTAAATGGATGTTACCTGCATTAGGTGATTATTTCACATTTTATGGCGGTGGTAAGGGGTCTGCACCACCAGCTCCAGATTATGTAGGTGCTGCTCAACAAACTGCTGCTGGCAATTTAGAAGCCGCTAGAGCAACTGCTGCTGCAAATCGTACTAACCAAATTACACCTTATGGTAACTTAACATATACAGCTAATCCTGGTACTGATCCATATGGCAATACTTTATATACTGCTACACAAACATTAGCACCAGATCAACAAAAATTATTAAATCAAACAACAGAACTTAATACAGGTCTTTTAGGCACTGCACAAAGTGGTTTAGATTATGCTAATAAAGTATTATCTGCACCTGGTGTAGACACATCTAAGTTAGCTTCTACAGGCATTAATCCTGGTCAATCATATCAAGATGCTATTATGTCTAGGCTTTCACCACAACTTGATCGTGAAAATGCTCAACTAGAACAACAATTAGCTAATAGAGGTATTGCAGCAGGTACAGACGCTTATAATCAAGCTAAAACATTACAAGCTCAAAACCAAAATGATAGACTTAATAGTGCAGTAGTTCAAGGCATGAATACAGGTCTTGCTGCTAATCAACAAGGCTTCCAACAAGAAGCATATAATCAAATGCAACCTATTAACGTTATTAATGCTTTACGCACAGGTTCTCAAGTTCAAAATCCTAACTTTGTAAGTACTCCACAACAAGCTAATACAGCAGGCCCAGATATTCTTGGTGCTACTAATGCACAATATCAAAATCAACTTAATGCTTATAATGCTCAACAAGCTTCTGGTGGTGGATTTATGGGTGGTCTTATGAATCTTGGTGGTACGTTAGGTAGTGCTTATATTAAATCTGATCGTAAATTGAAAAAAGATATTAAACGCATTGGTACACATGATCTTGGTATTGGTATTTACACATATCATTATAAAGATGGTCACGATTTACCAAAAGAATTACAAGTGGGTGTTATGGCTGATGAAGTTGAAACAATCATGCCTGAAGCAGTTATTACAATGGCTGATGGTTACAAAGCTGTTAATTACGCATTGATATAGGGGATAATATGGCATTTATGGACTTTTTACCGCAATTTGGGGACAATACAGATCAATCAGTAACCGATCCTACGTTACAAGCTATTAATTTAAAACGTAAGCTTGCTTTAGTTGATTCTTTACGCAACGCAAAAATGCCACAAGGTCAAATGGTAGGAGATAGATATGTAGCTCCATCATGGACTCAATATCTTGCTGGTGCAGTTGATAAAGGTATGGCTGGTTATCAAGAAGATAAAGCTATTAAAGAATATGGCGATTATCAAAAAACAAAATCAGCTCAATTAGGTGATGTTCTTAAATCATTAAAAACTCATCAAGAAGATGTGCCATTAGATACAACTCAAACAGGTGGTTCACCTGGTATGTGGGAAACTCAAACAGTTAAACCTGATATAAATACAACCATTGCATTAATGAATAAATATGATCCTAATTTTGGTGCAAAAATTGCAGAAACTAGCATTTCTAAAGCACTTACACCTAAAGAAGCAATTAAAATGAGTGCTGGTGAAATATTGCTTGATCCAAATACAAATCAGCCATTATATACTGCACCACCAAAAAATGAACCAGGAACATTACAAAAAGATTTTGAATATGCAAAATCTCAAGGTTATCCAGGCAGTATTCAAGATTGGAAAAAAGTTAGTGAACATACTACACCATATTTCCAAGCTGTTCCTACAGAACAAGGTTATGCAAGATTTAATGCAAGAACAGGTCAAATAGAACAAATGCCTATTAATGGTAAAACAGTTTTACCTGCTGCTCAAAGTCCAGCATTACAAGGACAAATTGCTGGTGCTAGAACAGGATCAGAAGCTCAAGCCAAACGTGAATTTAATATGTCAGGTGCTTCAGAAACTGTAGATCAAGCAGAAAAGATTTTAACAGGTAAAGTTAAACCAACTGCTAGTGGTATTGGTGCATTAACAGATGTAGCTGGATCTGTAATAGGATATGCTCCTAAAGGTGCAGCAGAAGCAGATCAACTTAGAGCTATTGGTGGTCAATTAGTAGCTAAAATGCCAAGAATGGAAGGCCCACAATCTGATCGTGATGTTCAGCTTTATACACAAATGGCTGGTCAAATTGGTGACGCTACAATACCAGTTTCAAGACGTTTAGCAGCATTACAAACAGTTAGAAATATTGTTCAAAAATATGAATCACCAAAAACACAACAAATGCAAACACAAACTCAAGGCAATGTAATTAATTTTGAGGATTTAAAATAATGGATGTAAAATTACCTGATGGTACTATAATAAATAATGTTCCAGAAGGAACTACAAAAGCTGATTTAATGGCTAAATTACAATCTAATGGATTAAATTTGCCTAAAATAACAGCACCTGTTGCAGAACAGCCCGCAAATTATACATTATCAGAATCATTACAATCAGGTTTAGAAAATTTTATTCCTAGTACAATTAATGTTGCAAAAGGTGTAGCTCAATCAGTTATACATCCAGCAAAAACAATGGAAGGTTTAATACAAGCTACTTCAGGTGCTATTTCTAAAGCATTACCAGAATCAGTTATGAAATATGCAATTCCTGAAAAAAGACAAGCTGCCGAACAAGTAGCTAGTGCAGTTGCTAAAGATTATGCAGATAAATATGGTTCTTATGAAGGATTTAAACGTGCTATAGCAGAAAATCCAGCAGGCGTTTTAGCAGATATTTCTACAGTTGCAGGCGGTGGTGGTGCATTATTAAAGGGTGCAGAAGAAGGATCAAAAGCAGCTAAACTTGCAAGCGTTCTTAATAAAACATCAAATGTTACAAATCCATTATTAGCTGTTGAAAAAACAGTTACAGCAATACCAAATGTAGGTGGAATAGTAGCTAAAAATATTGTAGGAACAACCACAGGAACAAGTGCAGATACATTACAAAATGCTTATGAAGCTGGTAAAACAGGCAATAAAGCATTTATGGCTAATTTAACTGGTAAAGCAAATATGGAAGATGTGCTTAATCAAGCTAAGTCTGCTTTAAATAATATTAAACAAACTAAATCTCAAGATTATGCAAGAAATATGGAAGCAGTCAAATCAGATCAATCTGTATTAAACATGCAACCTATTATAGATGCTTTAAACAAAGAAAAAACAGCAGGTACTTTTGGTGAAAAAGTTATCAAAAAAAATACTGTTAAAACACAAACAGAATTAGAAGGATTAATACAGGATTGGGCTAGTTCTGATCCTGCTAAATATCATACTCCAGAAGGATTAGATGCTCTTAAACAAGCAGTGGGTGATTTAAGAGATTCTACAGAAATTGGTACAAATTCAAGAAGAATTGTTGATAATGTTTATCATGCTGTAAAAGATCAAATATCTACACAAGCTCCTGTTTATGAAAAAACAATGAAAGATTATTCAGAAGCTAGTAATCTTGTTAAAGAAATTGAACGTAGTTTATCTTTAGGCAATAAATCATCTGCTGATACTGCAATGCGCAAATTGCAATCTTTAACTCGTAATAATGTACAAACAAATTATGGTCAAAGAATTAAACTTGCAGAAGAATTAGCTAAAAAAGGCGGTCAAGACATTATGCCTGCTTTATCAGGACAAGCTCTTAATGAATGGTTTCCTAGAGGTATGATTGGAAAAGGTGAAGAATTAGCTGGTTTAATAGCAGCATTTACGCACCCACAAGCACTTTTAGCAGCACCATTAGCATCACCTAAAATTATGGGTGCAACTACTTATGGTTTAGGTAAGGTAGCAGGCGCAGGTGCAAAATTAGGTAATAAAATTCCATTATCAGTAGATCAAGCTAATAAACTTGGATTACTTTTATATCAAATGAATCAAAACAAGGAGCAACAATAATGGCAAGAAATGGATCAGGAACGTACTCGCTTCCAGCCGGTAACCCAGTAACCACAGGAACAACCATATCATCTACATGGGCTAACAATACCCTAAACGATATTGGCTCTGCTATGACAGCTTCTTTAGCTTATGATGGTCAAACTGTACCTGTAGCTAACTTGCCTATGGGTAGTTATATTCATACAGGCGTTGGTAATGCAACTGCTAGAACAAACTATGCTTCGGCAGCTCAAGTACAAGATAGCACACTTACATATTTAACAAGCATATCTGGCACAGACACAATTACTGCTTTAGCACCTGTTTCTATGTCAGCTTTAGCTGCAGGCCAAACATTTAGATTTATTGCAGCAGGCGCAAATACTACTACAGCAGTTACGCTTAATATCAATAGTATTGGTGCTAAAAACATCACTAAAAATGGTACTACAGCATTAGCTATTGGGGATATTCCTTCAGGATCTATTGTTGTAGTTGTTTATGATGGTACGCAGTTTCAATTAACTACTTTACCTACTTATACAGCTCCATTTAATTTAACTACAAATAATACATGGACTGGTAAACAAACATTTACAGGCTCATCTAGTTTAATTTCATCTAAATTTGTAAATGCTTTAGAAAATATTACTGTATCAGCAACTGCTGCAACAGGCACTATTAACTATGATGTAACAACACAATCTGTTGTATATTATACATCTAATGCTTCTGCAAACTGGACTGTAAACTTTAGAGCTTCTAGTGGTACTTCTTTAGATACTGCTATGGCAACAGGTGAAGTTATTACTGTTGTATTTTTAGTTACACAAGGCACAACAGCATACTATAATAATGTTATTCAAGTGGATGGTACAACTATAACCCCTAAATGGCAAGGTGGTTCAGCACCTACAGCAGGTAATGTAAGCGGTATTGATACTTATACTTATGCCATTATTAAAACTGGTTCAGCAGCATTTACTATATTAGCTTCAGTCGTACAATTTAAATAGGATTTTTAATGCCTTTAATTATTAAAACTGGTGGAATGTCAGCTAGAGGATTTGGGTTTACTACAAGCCCATATTTTAATTTTAGATCTACTATTTCATCTAATACTTCAACTTATAATTTATATAGTGCAGTTATTGCAGCAGGATGGAATGGTGTTACACCTATAAATGCAATTATTACTATTAATTCAGGTGTTGTAGTATCAGGAACTGGAACTGGATCATCTTCAGCAATTTTATTATCTAGTTTATCTGCAAAATCTATTATTACTATTAATAATAGTGGAACTATTGCAGGAAGTGGAGGAGCTGCAGGATCAAATGGAAGTGGTGCAGGAACTTCACCATATCCAGGAAATCCAACAAGTGTAACACCAATTACATTTTCTACTGGATACAATAGCACAGGATATCCAACAGGTTATGGTGCTGGTGGATCAACACCAGGATATAATTATTATTCAGGTGGGGGTGCGCCTGGTGGAACTGCAGGATCTGTTGGTGGATCAGCCATATATCTTTCTTCTAATGCTCAACTTATTATTAATAATGCTTCTTCAGGAATAATTGTAGGTGGTGGCGGTGGTGGCGGAGGTCAGGCAGGCAATAATGCTAGCGGAGGATCTGGAGGTAATGGTGGTTATTTAATAGAAGAAACAGGATCACATCCAATAGCTATTGCTAACAATATATCAGGTGGTATTTTGGCTTCAGGTGGTGGTGGTTCAGGCGGTTGGGGTAATAGAGCTGAAAATGATGGTATTGGTGGTAGGCCAGGTTATGCAGCTACTAATTGGCCTAGTGGTATAGGTAACTATGGTGGCAATGGTGTTTCATCAGGGCTTGCTACTAATAATACAAGCAATACATTAATTAATACTGCTGGTACATTTACTTTATCCTCTGCTGTTTAATTAAATATTTAAAAAAATTTTAACATAAGAATAAAACAATGATGAATGACATAAACCCAGTATCCTATGGAAAGCTTATAGGTAAAGTAGAGTCTTTAGAGCATAAAGTAGAAAGCCTTGAAAGAGACATAAAAGAGTTATTAGAATTAGCCAATAAATCAAAAGGTGGCCTATGGACTGGCATGATGATCGCATCATCTATCGGTGGATTTATAGGTTACTTTATGCACCTATTCTCTGGCAAGTAAATGTGGATTACAGAGGATTCTATCGCAGCTTTGTATACCGCATTTATACAAATAGAACCCTTCGTATCTATGCCATTTCCACCTGCCAAGCGTGTAGAATTTGTGGTATGTAATAACCCTGAACTATACG